TACAATCGCTCTGTAGCAGGGGAAATCCATCGCTACAATCGTGATCATCATGAGATTTCTTTCTTCTCACGGGTGCAAGCAACAGAATTTGAGAACGAATGGATGACGCTAGAGATGGCTTATCAATTGGCTGTGTCGCGAGGTTGTCCATTTGCTAGGAATACCTTTAGGAAAACCCACAGATTCGATTACAGCGCTTACGGATTAGAGTTCCGTAAAGCCGCCCCTGACAACGAGTGCAGTCTGCTACGGTATCGCGATATCCAGCCATAGATTTTAGTCTATGCTTTGCGGGTTTATTGTGATGGATAACTATGATTTTGAGCTAGTATATTTAGTATATTCGGTATATATTGTTTATCAGTTAGATAACGGATCAAACATTATTAAAATTGAGGGTAAAGCATATGTAATCGGGTAGCAATACCTATTCTCTTGCAAAGAATTATCACCTGTGGTCAAGGTTGCAAGGCGCGATCACACTCTCACTAAAGCTAACAAGCAAAATCACGCGATCAAGGGTAGGCGCGATCGCATTATTAAATTATTTGGAGAGGGTATGAGTAATTTATTTTTCTATGAGTATGAACTGCAACCAAAAAACAGCCCAAAGAGCAGCAGCATAATCGTAAGTGGGCTAGTCAATCCCCCGATTATGAATCCTGATGACGCGGAATACATACTACTAGCGATTAGGAGCGATATTGTCAACAGAAAAGGATGTTCGCTAGATGAGTTTAATCAAGGGCGTTTGATTAGTATTGTGAGGGTGTAATGATTGCAGAATATAAACCCTTAACCAAGTTTCGTGCGTCTCTAACCTCCCTATGCCGTGCTGTGCAAGCTGGTAAAAAGGAGGTAATCGTAACATTCCACCAGCAACCTGTTTTCAAGGTAGTGAAACTCAAAAATGATGAGATTGAGCCATCAATCCCAGAAAGAAGCTTTGTCCAAGTTGTTAGAAATCAATCTGATTTCTTAGATGCAATTGAACGGTACGATGCGGTTATTTTGACTGCGAGAAACAAACGATTAGTTAGGTGTGAAAAGATATGACCAAAAAACTAGTATGGGTTACGAATGTTTGGGCTAAGCCAGATCCTATCAGTATGGCTCAGATTGTAGGGAACCCAATTATTTATACAGTTGAGCAACAGATGGAGTGGCGATCGCAATTTATTCAAGGCGATCCGCAAGCCACTAAAACCGATTCTGTTGCATCTCTAAAAGCTATTGGAATGATTGGACTTTACAAGGAGGTGGAAGAATGAACGCACAAATCAGACAAGATGCGATCGCAGGAACAGAACAAGCCATCGATAAGCTTGTAGAGTCGGTACGCGATCGCATGGCAGTTCACGGTATTGGTAAAGCTGTAGTTGATCGCCAAATTAATCAGGACTTGGCGGCGTATCGGATGTTGAAAGATGAATGGAAGGAGTTGAAAGGATTATGACACAGTGTAAAAATAAGCACACAGGCGAAATTGCAGAGTATTTAAGATCTGAAAACGTCAAAATTTATCCTAATTCTGTTCGCGTCCACATTCTTTTTATAGATGGCAAAGAAGAAAGATGGAATGATCATTTTTTTGATGCATGTTGGAAGTTTCTACCTGAACCAAAATCATGAATAAAATAATCGACACAATCACCACCACCATGCAAACATCTCACGATTGCAGCCAGTGCGCTCTTCGCAACTCATGCGATCGCACTCCGTTACAGAATGCATGGAGAGAATTGAATCAGCGTTGTAGTTTGTGGAAGGTGTGGAATCATGAGTAAAATTGAATGGACTGATGTAACTGATAACCCAATCACCGTCAAAGGCGGTGGTCATTGGTGTAGGAAAATCTCGGAAGGTTGCGCCAATTGCTATGCCGAAGCTATCAACACAGGTAATCGCTTTGACTTTGCCAGTGGATTAACCTATACGGGCAAAGCTCCAGAACTAGAGCTTAACTACGAAATGCTTGCTAAGTGGGCAAGGATGCGATCGCCTAAACGTCATTTTGTTTGCTCTATGACAGATTGGTGCGGTGATTGGATTCCTAGAGAGTGGCAATTAGAGATGATTCAAGCTATGGCTTTCTCTCACAATCAGACGTTTATGCTCTTGTCCAAACGTGCTGACACCCTTTTGCAAGTTGTAAATGATTGGTGTGCTAGATCTGGTTTTCCCTTTCTCCCTAGCAATATATGGTTAGGCGTTTCGGTTGAGAGCCAAGGCACGGCGTTGAAACGCCTTGATACGATCGCTGCAATTAAACAGCTTGGAGGCAATACTTTTGTCAGTTTTGAGCCACTACTAGAAGAGGTTTATATCGGCGCTTATGCCCAATACATTGACCTCGCGATCGTCGGCGCTGAATCTGGTAAGGGCGCTAGACCGATGGATGAGGATTGGGTGCGATCGCTGCGGGATGAAGTCAAAGCTGCTAACAAGGCTTTCTTTTATAAACAAAGGGCAGTCAATGGTAAAAAGATTTCATTGCCTGAATTGGATGGGAAAGTATGGAGTGAATTGCCATGAATGACTTACCGCCCGAAAAAGAATTTACTCACATGATGTTTTGCCAACAAATCCAAAACATCGATCTAGAAGCAGCTAAGCAGCTACTCATTGAGCTACATCTGCTGTATTTGGGGCAGCAAGCATTGATGGTCAAGATTGCTAAAAATGAGTTTTTAGGAGGGTTGTAATGATCGCAATACAAGAAAACCTATTTACTCTAGATTGTGTTCTCACAAATGAGGATGAATCGAACGATGAGAATTATACGAGCTATTACGTTGTAGAACCATTTCGAGAATTAGTTAAAGGCTTCCATCTTGATCCATTTTCTTGCTTAAGAGCAAATCAAGTCATCCAAGCTCAAACCTTTTGGACTAAAGCTGATGACGCATTTAGCAAGGATTGGACTCCTTATCTTAATAAATGGGTTAACCCTCCTTACTCCAAAGGCAACATTGAGAGGGCAGTAGAGATGGTTTTAACCTATGCACACATAGGTAATACCTTCCTGCTTACGAATAGTAATACTTCTAGCAATTGGTTTTTGGATGCTCAAAATTATTCTGCGTGTTACCTAACTTTTAACCATCGGCTTGAGTTCACAAACCCTAAGAACGATGGCAAAAAGAAAAAATCTGGCAATGACACAAGCCAGACTTTATTCTATTTTGGTAAGTTCACAGCTAAAAAATTTAAGGCTTGCTGTGGGCATCTTGGCAATGTATCTGTAACTGTTTAGATTTGTGGCTTGTGGCTACAACTAAATCTAAAACACTATGCCAACATCCGCGCAGACTTACAGGCGATCGCTAAAATGCCAAGCAAACAAGTACAACTAAGCTTTATTTAATTGCGATCGCAATATCAAAAACCGATCGCAATATCAAAAATCTCGTCAACATTTAAGCCTAGATCAGTTGATAAGGAAATCACCAAAGGGTAGTTCTCTTTAATTATGGTTGCATACTCCCATTCGATTTGGGCAGTACGACCTAATGTGTCAATCGCTGTCTCGACAGTATCCAAAAGATTTAATTGATGCAACGCAAGCCTTAAACGCCTTGCATCAATCTCTCTGATGGTTTCAGGCTCAGGATCAACCGCTTGAGGTGTATTACCAGCAGCAAGCCATTCTTCGTATAATTTCCAATCGCCATTAGGTGCATTGGGAATTACCGCGCCATCAGATAAGCGAACAATCACATTTGAATCTTTGGTTAACTTATACATTTTGCACCTATGGTATGTGTGCGCTAAAGGTCATTGCTTGAGTCGCTTGAGTAGTTTGAGAATGAGAAATACCAAAATTGTCCAAAAGTTGCACGGCATAACCCGACCCTCCACCTGTTCGGACAGGAGTAGCAAACATCAGTGAAGGAAATGTATATGTTGAAACTTGAAATGCGGCAGCACCAACAAGCATGTTCGCAGATAGATAATATCGCCTACATCTAAAAGACTCTTCTGAAAAGTTACCGCAATTAAAGGTTGTAGCAATACTACCTTCTTCTAATTGAGGACGGGCTATAACCCAAGTTCCAGACGTTTGCGCCCCTACGCGAAGTCTTACCTCTAAACCTCTAGACGCTAAATCAGGCAAAGCAAAAGTTGCGCTATAGCGAGTAAGTGTGCTGCTTACGGTAAATGTACCGCTAGCAATCAGTGTTTGAGTTGGAGTGGCGATAGTACCGTGTACATTGTCGCTAGTAGTTGGGCGAAATACTTCCCAAATTACCGAAGTTAATAATGAATTAGAAATCTCGCAGCTAAAAGTTACGGTTTTGTTTTTTATTTGGTTCGTGTCTCGGCTTTCTAGTCTTTGAGCAAGATAAATTGCTGTGGTAGATGCCGCACCCGTAAAAGTAACACTCTGATCTGTAGCGCTAAAAGCATAGGCGGGAGTACCACCAGCCGCCGCCACTATCCATTCCGTTTCACCTAAGTATCCAAGAGATGCAGTTGGCAAAGCAGTACTATTGGCAAGAGTTCCCGATGCCGTGCCTTGAATTACTGCGAAGTTAGGGTTTTTAAGGTAGTTCGGACTAAAGCTTTTAGAAGGATTTACAATATCACTAGCCATTATGTACCCTCCTCTATTCTCATAAATCCATTAGCACTTACCCAAATACCAGTAACAATACCAGTGTAATCATCAAAGTATTTGTAGCCTTGTGGTTCTAGTCGATACACTGATGAGGTAGATGCAGTACCACTCTTAGCTATGTAAGCTACTGAAGTGCTGTCGTTTCTGAATGATGCCCACTTACGATTAGTGTTGAGTGCTAGTAATGTTACTGATGATGTACTACTAGCGACCGAGGTAGTAGGAGCAGTTGTAGCTTTAGGGGCAGCACCACCAGAACCGCCACCGCTATTCGCTAAATAACTTTGCAATTTTAGTAGGTTTTGCAAAGGCAATTGATCGGCTGACACTTCCTCCAAACTGCCTTGGAAGTTTGATTGGATATAAGCGTCTAGAACTGTCTGTAAATCAGTTTGTACTGTCATTTTTATTAAAATAGGCTATTTCAGTATTCTCGATCCTGCACCAGCACCGCCAGACATGACGGGCTTTTGTTGATTAAGCGGGTGGATAGCGTAAGTCTCGACTTTGCAACAATGATATCTGATCTGGCTCCAAAATCAAATTACCCGATAATTTCTCGACTCCAACATAGCCGCCAACAGGTAAAGGCATATTTTGAGCAGGAAAAAACAAGAATTTAGAATAGTCTGCGGGATCTGCTTCAGGTGGGATTTCGGTGACAAATCCAATCTCAGGATGAGGTTCAGATGTGAGTTGATAAACTTCATAGCTAGTCTGTCCCGAGCTAGCAATGAGAGCTTGAATTTGATCAGTATTTGTGCCATCAAATTCAACGATGCTGGATAGTACTTGAGTAAGGATATATTGTTTAATTTCAGGCATTTTGAGAATCTCCTATATAGTGAGTAAATCTTGATAATTAACCGTAGACCCTGCTAACGCGGTAATAGCGGAGTTTGAAATTTCACTCGCAAAACGAGCGATAACGTTACCACTAGATGCGGGCAAAATATGCCCCTCTATGAAGGCAATGTTTCCAGTCGCTAAACTTGTCGCGTTTGAAGTGGCAGGAAAATCATAAGCAGAGCCATAGTTAAGACTCTGGGAAGTGGCTGTGATTGTGTAAAATGAAAGGTAATTTAATCGAGTAAAGCTAGGACCATTGATCGACCAGCGAGATCCAGTGGTAGTTACGGCGGCGGTGTAAGGGATAAAAAATTTAAACCATGTCACTACACCCGCCGTAACAGGGAAGCTTAACCCCGTCACGTCCTGCATCGTGTTAGCCGTCGCATTGTTATTAATGACGTTATTGGCTAGCACAACCTGAGAAACATCACTAGATAATGGGTTGTTGCCATTAACTAAGCCATTTTTGATCGAGCCATTGTTTTGGTAGACCACCCATCCTTGTCCCTCGGTATAGGTCATTAATTCGCCTATCCCAAGCACACACTTAAATAGTGTCCCTAAAGTGCCATTGCGATTAAGCCTAATAGTTACCGTTGCGTTGGCTGTGTCGGTATTAAATACGCTAAGAAAATCAACTATTCTCTGAGTGCTAGAAGCAGGGGAGCCAACTAAATCAACGGCTGTAGTACTATTAGTCGCAACCAAGCTAGGGGCGCTACCAGAATATGCACTAGTTGAAATATCCTTGTAAGTTGCGACACAATCAAGTTGATTAGTGGCAATTGCGTCGCCTAAAATCACTTGTATTTTATCGGTAGTAGTAGATAGAATTAACATTAAAGCCTCAGCATAGCGATTGCCGTAGTTTGTGCAAAAGATAGGCCCGACGAGCCAGATCCGCCCGTATTAGTAACCCAAGTCATTACACCCGTGCCATCGGTTTGTAAAATCTGTCCCGAAGTTCCGTAATTTGGCGGTAAAGTAAAAGTTAAATTTGCGCCCTGACCCGTTGCTGGTAATTGCAAAATAGTTCGCCAGTCAGATCCGCTTTGACTAGCTCCAGCATTAAGCATGAAGCTAGTATTAGTGATTCCCTTTAGATCAGGTATTAAGCTCATTTAATTATGATGGCACAGAGTAATACACCAAGATTCTAGCAGCTCCAGCACTAGCGCCACCTGCTGCGTAAGTAGCGATCAAAGCTTCACTAGCCGCCGCCTCTCCAGGATTCGTTTCGTAAACATCTTTAGCGATGCCTTGCAAGACGTTTTGAGACGAACCCATATATTTAGAGGTAGTGCCAGCAATCCCCACGGTTACGTTAGCAGTGCCATTAAAAGGCGTATCAATAACGATTTGGATTTTATGGATTACGGCATTAGCTGGAGTCGTAAACAGTGTTAATGGTGAAGACGTACCAAAAGCTAGCGAAGTGGTATCAACCGCCATTTTGTCGGCAGATCCGCCCACCCCAGCCCATGTTAAATTACCACTGCCATCCGTCTGCAAATACTCAGATGGAGATCCGTCAGTTGTAGGCAGTGTCAGCGTGTAGCCAGCCGCCATACCAGTTGCAGGACGATTGATTGTAATAGACCAATCCGCGCCTGTATTAGCAGCGTCAGCGTTGATAATCAGACCAGTGTTGCCAGTTGTTTCAAATTGGCTTGCTTGAACCTTTACGTCGGCATTATCAGCAGCATTACGAGCAGCAATCCCACCCGTAATATTTTTCCAAGCATTTACGCCTACGCGAAAAATGCTTTCTGTCGTACCTTTTAGATCTTTAAACAGCCCCATTTCTTTTTCCTATTCGTAATAAACAATAACAACGCCTGATCCTTGAGTAGCGCCCATACCAGTATTAAGAGTTAGCAAAATATCGGTATTTGACGCATATTTATAAAACGGGGTCGTTGCGTAAACATCCGTAGAAAGCGGATTATTTTGTCCTGTAGTCATTAATCTCTGAGTGTTGCCACTATCACCTACAGAAATAGTAGAAACGACATTAAAGGCAACATCAAAAACAATTTCAACCTGAGTAATCCGCTGCCCTGCTGTCAATGCATAGATCGTCTGTGTAGTCACATCGCCATAACTAAAATTTATGGATTTTTGCTTAGCTGATACGCCAGTGTTATTAATCTGGATTGGTGCAGATTTAATAATTCGTGTTGGCGAGTTAAGGACTTTAACTATTTGCGTCATGGCATTGGTACAGGATTAACGACGTAAGGGGAGATCTCTATAAAATATTCTGGCGATCCTCCAGCTATTAACTGCAAAAAACAATGTCCAGTCCATCGACCTGCGGGGGCCATGGCACTTGTCTGAATTGCGCTAAATTCAAATTCCGCTAATCCGTTAGAGTACTTTGTAACAGTAGGGGCAATACTAATAGACGATTTTGCGTTTGGCGCGATCGCAAAAAAGATATCGTACAGCAATAAATCAGCACCAACAAAAGTCGCCTGAGTACCCACACCAAAAGATAGCGATGCTTTCCAAGGGAAACCAATAACTATCGGATTGTCCGCAAAATTTTCAATTGGTACTTCAAGAGCGCAACTCATTTTTATTAAAATAGGCGACCTTGCGATCGCCTATTCCGTTTAGTTATTCAGTATCTACAGGTGTAGATTTTTTAGCTTTTGACTTTGGTGCGATCGCTTCTGGTTCTTCCTCAACAATCGGATTTAGATCGGGTGGCGCTGTTAGCCATCCGTCTGCAATCCAGCCCTCAACATCATGGTGATGGATTCGTTTTAATCCCCCTGTTTTGGGGTGATAAAGATTGATCTTCATAAATTAGCGACCAGATGGAACGAGGTAAGCGCCAAAAACGAGGTTTCCTGCTGTGCTGAGTTTAGTTGCGACAATTCTTAAAAACCTTGCATTAGCAAAAGTTTTATTGATTTGTTCACCACTCAAGAATACCTCTTGACTATTGAGAGCCGCGCCAGCCGCTACGGTGGGGGCAATAGAGGCAACTTGCCTATAAGTACCGCCAACAGTGTCGCAAACCTCAAGAGATAGAGTCCAATGAACAGTACCAGCCGCATAGCTAGAGTAAGCAGCCTGATTAATGATCACCTTTACCGATTCTTCAGCAGTAAAAGGATATTCAATGGGAGTGCCATTAGTAGTTGCACTAGCAGCCGCCGCTGTGTAATCGCGTAGGGTTGTTAACGCATCGATCTGCGATTTGTTAGTAGAGTTATTAGCTCTAGGGAGAGTAGATTTAAAAGCGCTTGAGTAAACCATAATTTTCTCTTTAATTGGGTTGAAAGCATTGCAAAATATCAATCCTGTAGATTCACAGGATTGATATTTTTAAGCGACAAAAGCAGCGTCCTTTACACCAGCAAGGCGAACAAAGGAACGAGGGTTATAAGTTGCGAAATTGTTCAACCAATCCATGCGAATCAGTCTTTTAGTTTCTGTCTGCATCTCTCCCATATCGCGCACGTCAATACCGCCTGTTTGAATACCTGTAAGGTCTTCAGGAGAAAATGCAACGATGTAGATTGAAGAGGTTACAGCCCCGCCGCCGCCGCTTCCAACTTCGGTAAAACCAAGAATTTGATCGCCCTCTGCGTCTTCTTCAATAGGAAACCAAGGGACCCCCATAAATGTAGGGGCTTCAACGCCGATGTCATTCTTGGTTTGGACAACGTAACCCGAAATTGTGGGATTACTGATTGCATCTTGGTAGCGCAAATACAAATCAAGATTGGAGTAGATACGCAATTGGGCACGAGGGTTGACAGCGCGAACTCTAGAACGAGCGCGGCGTAAAGCGCTAAGTGATAATGCATCACCACCCGAAGTGCTACCAGCTTGAACTAGTTGAGTACCACCAGCACGAGTCTTCAACCCAGAAAATTCTTTAGGGTTAATAGCGTGATCACCATTAAAGAAATCGCCATGCCATTTAAGTTGTAATGACTTGAGGGCCATCGAGATTTGAGTGGTCAAGACGTTTTCGCCATACAGCTTCAAGCCAGCCGTGTCGATCTTGATTTCGCCACCAGCAATGACGACTTTCTCGATCCGTCGTTCAACTTCACCAATATCGGCTGTAAAACCTTCGTTGATTGCACGGTTAGCCATTACGGGGAGTCGCTTCTCTTGCAGCCACTCAACGACACCGCCTGCTCTTTCTTCAAACGCAATAACGTCAAGGATCGGAGAATTACCCGCATACTGCTCGACAATACCAGCCTTGAGAACGTCTCCCGTCTCACGGGCTTGCTTTGCCATTTCTAATAGTGTTAAAGCTGCCATATTTATGATTCCTAACTTTGAGTGCTTTGCTGTGTAGCGGGGGCATCACGCTCAAAGGTAGAAATCACTTCTAATCTTTTCCGCAATCTTTTATTAATTAGGGCATCACGCCCCATTAACTCAGATTAAGCTGATAATATCATATTAATAATTAATGTTGCAAAAATGACAACAGAAACTTTAATCACGTTACAGCCAAATCAATTGCCAGAAGCGATCGCTAAAGGCTATCGAGGCGGTAACATACTTGGCGACGATAACAACCCAACATTAAAGAGCATTGCTTATCAAAGACAGCAAGCTAATGTCAGGCGTTGCATAGATTTCTACGAGGGGCAAAGCGCTTGGATCTATGGCGAAAACCTCGATCAGATTATCGATGATTTGGCTGAGGAATATTTACCACTCATGCCAAGCGAAACACCGAAAGAGTGGTATTTCAGATTAAGGCGATCGCTATTTGTTAATTTCTTTAAACCAGCCGTCAAAATTGTATCTAGTCTGCTTAGTAAATGGGTACTTAGTGGCAATGTACCTGAGTCGGTTATCAATGCCTCTAAAAACTTTGATAAGCGCGGCACATCGATCAGAGCGTTCTTTCTCGAAGCCGATCGCATGGCTGTTAGAGATGGCTTTGTAGGGGTGCTTACCCTTTATCCTAATTTTGGCGAAATCCCTAATCGTGCAGTTGAACAACAATTAGATTTGCGTCC